TTTCATCATAATCCTTTCTACCTCTGACTTCTCCTTATCGTATATGAGCTTAGTGAGGCATTGAACTAAAGGTAATGAGGTTATCATATCATACCTTCCTACATCTCCACCTGCAAGGTGGTCTACACTTCCATACCATCCCCATTTACGAGAGAAGTTAGCAGAGGTTGATAGGTCTACTTGCTCTTCTCCTGCTTTAAAGAGGTCTGGGTATCCTTCAACAATCTGTTGCTTAAACGATAAAAAAAAAGCGTTGCACCTAAAGCAACATCCAATGGGAAGTCTGAAAAACCATCTGTACCGCTATAGGGTTCTATCTCATATAGGTCACCCTTCTCTTTTGTTATGGGTCTATACAAGACCCCAATAGTCTTATGTAGGCTTTGCATATCTGATAGGTAGCTATCTAAATCTATGTACTCACCGAAGCTAATCTCTTCAAGGTTTGGTACAAATCCATATTCCCTGCCTCTAAAGGACAATCTCTTTACGAGTGGATGCTTCACACTCATCATAGTAAAGATGTCGTTAGAGATGCTTAGGATGTCATCTGCTCTCATTGCATAGGCTACCTTCAATGGTATGTTAGCAAATATCTCTAACGCCTTGAGCATTGTGAATGTCTCATCTCCTTCAACCTTTAAGAACTTTTGGTACTGCTCTATAGTAAGTTCTCTTGCACTCTCTGGTAATAGAACCTTTACCTCTCTACCTAACTGCGTATGTTCCATATGTCTTATTCTTCTTTCTGTTGTAGTTGGCTATTGCCAAGCTCATAACTGTGTCATCGTGTAAGCCTGTAGGATGTCCGTATTTAATACTTCGTGTCTTTGGGCTATACTCATAAGTGAAATAACTCAACTCATTGTAGAGGTGGCTAAATAGATTCTTTGATGGAATGTGTACATTCACCTCATTGAAGTCTAAGATAAGACCCTCAATGATTTCTCCCTTGCTTTTATTCGTTGTGATAAATGGATGGGTATTTGCATACTGATTCTTTAGCTGCTCATAGATAGGGTCACCTACACCATTCACCTCTACCAATAAAGAAGCGTTCCACTTGCGTACTCTCTCAAGCACCTCCTTAATCATTACGCTCCATTGGTTCTTATTGTCTCTGTAGATTTCAAGTACCCTACCTTTAGCATCCATTAAAGTTAGTACGGTGTAATCAGCTTGTTTACCTATATCAAGTCCTGCGAATACCTTACCATTAGCATTAGGGTACTTCTCAAAAGTACATAGGTCTAAGTTGGTGAACACCTCACCACCTCCATCTATAAACTCTGCTAAATACTCCTGCTTAAATACAAGCTCTGGAACTGTTCTCTTAGCATCCTCTATCTCTTCAATGTCTATGAAGGGAGTATCATAGGAGCTACCTGTGTAGCTTTTGTAGTTAGGGTAGTCTTCACTCTTACCATATTGGAATAAGTCATAGAACCAATTCTTACCTTTAGGTGTAGAGATAAATAGAACCTTCTTACCCCTTACAATAGTAGTAGGCTTGATAGCCTCTGCCCAAGCATCGTCTTTAATAAATGCTGCTTCATCTATGATAGAGTAGTCAAGGGTCATACCTCGTATGTTGTCATATCTTTCAGCCGACCTAAAGTAAATAACAGAACCATTCTTTAACTCAAGCTCGTTAGTAGAGTAGTTGTTACTCTTAACGATACCAGAGCCACCTATAGCACCCATCAATTCCTTCTGTACTTTATTGGCTTGTTGATACACAGGAGATACCCATAGTATCTTACAGGGTGCTTCATTGAAGCCCCAATACAATGCAAGGTTCATACCCATCATAGACTTACCAAACTGCCTCCCTATAGAAGCTATGTGGTATTTTTCCTTCCCATTGATTATGGAGTGGAGCAGCTCTTGCTGCTTCTTATGTGGACTGAACCCTGTTATTCTCACTCTTCTCTTTCATTGATTGGTGTACCAAACTCAAAGGTAATGTTCTTAAACAAGTCCTTACCCTCTGCGCCTGTAACCTCTTGCCTTGCTAACTTAGGTATCATATACTCACTTAGCTTTAGCATTAAGTCCATAGCCTTCTCTGGATTGTCTGCTGCAACATCTGCTAACCATAAGGTCATATTACTTAGGTTGCTCTCTACTAAGCGTTGGTACGCTTCTCTAATCTCTACTGTTGTCTTATTAGGTTTACCCTTTGGTCTTCCGTTTGGGTTCGTAACCTCTCCTTTCTTGAATGCCATTACAAATCTTTATAGTTTATAATGTTAACCTACTCTTCTTCATTGCGTTTCTTAGCTTCTTCTCTAAATAGCTTTTTGATAGTAGAGGTGTTAGACCTTCTTGCTGCTCTGCTCTCTCTTGTAGGAGCTTCTGGTAGCTCTATGAAGTTCTTGATGAATGTTTGCTCATCTCTTGATAGTTGTCCTCTTAGGTGTACCTGCACTAATAACTCAAATAGGTTATTAAGGTTGTTGCGGTTGATGAGTACCGTAGCACTCTTGTTGTCTTCACTCATAATCTTATTAGTCTTAGTCTTCGTTGGTACTTTCTTATTAAGTGGGCGTTGTTCATCAACGCTTCCTGTATCTCATTAGTCCATCCAAATCTACTTGCTTGTATTGATAGGTTTACATTGTCTATCATTAACATAGATAAGTAGGCTTCTGTGGCTTTGATGTGTCGTGTCTTTCGTGTCATATCAATAGAATGATACTTGACCGTCATCTGCTACAGACATATATACTCCATCCTCCTCGTTTCTTAGTTTTCTGAAGTTGAATACATCTGTAAACTTAGGATGTTTCTCTACGAATAATCTTGAGTAGTACGATTGATATGCATCGTTGATTCTAAAGCTCTTGTCTGAGCTGTCTAAAAACTCGTTCCATCTAATCCAATTTATTATTAGCTTAGAGCTAATCTTACTCTTACCCATAGATACAGCTTTAAAGACCTGCTTTTCAAAAGCCTCAAATATGTGTGGATTCTCTTTGTGGAATTTTACAAATCCCTCTCTAATGGATATACCATTTAACTCTTTGTAATTCATATCTCTTTGGTGTTAAAAAAGGGGTCGGTTTGTATTCAACCTAAAAGTGTTTCCCTTCAAGGGATTAATTTATAGTTAACCGCCCCTTTCTTTAGGTTAAAAAGGAGGTGGTGACTTCCCCAAGTAAAGACTAATATTATTAGTACAACCACCTCCCTTTATAATTAGGGGAGCATTTCAATCTTTATCCTACTCCTAACATAAAAACTTTTCCGCGCTCCCCTATTTCTCTTTTGCTGAACTTGGGTTCTGTTCAAAGTGTTTACCAAATGGGTCTTGGTCTACTGTGAGAACTGTAACACCTGTTGTAATCGTGTCTCTGTAGTTCCTTGCCTCTTCTATTGTTTCAAAGGACTTCTCTACGGTATGTCTAATTATAAATTTCATAAGTTCTCGTTGTGTATGTCTTTTAAAAATTGTAGAGACTCTTTCCTCTCTCCGTGAAAGATGTGGCAAGGTCTACATACTGCCATTAGGTTTTCAATCGTGTCTTTGTGGTTGCTACCACCTGCACCTCTATTCTCTATGTGGTGGATGTCCACCGCCCTTGCTCCGCATACCTCACACTCTATGAAGTCATCCAGAACATACTTGAAGTAGTCCATATAGATTTTAGTGTGCTTCTTCATATCAAGTTCTTAATCCGTAGGAGTTCATCACTTAAAAACTTATTGCGCTCCTTCATAGTCTTTAGCTGCCTTGATATAAAGTCTATCTCTTTCTTTAGTCCGTTGGTGTCGTTAGAGTGCTTGGTCTTTAGTCTTTGTATTTGCTTGGTGTATCCACCTAAGAGACTCTCTACAGACTTTTCTCCGTGTATGTTTACTACTCGTTTGCTTATGTTGTCTTGCATCACCTCTTGGTATCTCGCTATGAGTTCACTAAGCTCCTCAGTTAGTTCAAGGTATCTCTGTTGGTAGACAGTATCATACAGGTAGTTCATCTCGTGCTGCTTCGTAGCGTGTATGATGGAGGCGTGGTCTTTGTTTATTATCTCACCAATCTTCATTAACGATAGTGTGGTGTTCTCCACACAAGCAACGCTAAAGGAGTGTCTCCATATCACATAGTCTCTATGTCTTCCCTTGCCTATTAAGTATTTACTCTCTAACTCTTTCCAGAATGCTTTGACCATTAAGAATTGGTCTATTACTGTAAGGTCTTTCATATCTCTATCTTGTCTAATAAGTTATCTCGTTGGGTCTTCACCTCTTTGAGTTCTGTTTTTAATTCGTTGACCTTCATTCTATACTTAGCGTTATCCGCTTGTGCTTCTCGTATCTGCTTTTCACAATACTCTTTAGTATGTAGGCAGAAGCCAAGAGCTTGATAGATGTTTTCTAATGTGAGTACGACAGTACCATTATCAAGGTTCTCTTGTTGTACCGCTTGTACTTCCATCATTAAGGCTCGTAAGCCTAATCCGCTAAAGTCTGCCATTACAACTCTCCTACAATAGTGTAATTGTTGACCATCTCTTGAATGTCCAATAAGGGCTTATCCTCAAAGAAGTCTAAGTATTGTTTAAGAGCGTACTTGACCTTCTCTTCTCCCTTGTCAAAGAACTCCTCACTTATAGAATAGATACCCACATCACAAGAGAGCTTATCTATTACCAAGAACTTAAACTTAGTATGGTCTACACCAAATAGAGTACAGTAGATATACGCCTGTACATCGTAGGAGTATTTGTGTCTTGCAGAGTAGACAAAGTTTCTAAGGTCAGCAGTAGTCTTCAAATCAATGATAGTACCATTAGGTTGTATGATATCAGCCTTACCCCTAAATGGGTAGCCATCTATGTAATCAACTGCAGGTACTTCAAACTGTGAACCTCTCAATAGTTCTACCGCTTGGTGATTCTTGAATAGTGCATCTGCTAAACGCTCGGCACTCCTTCTCTCTTTCTTTGTGTATAGCAAATGAGCAGGGTGGTTTTCCTTTGCCTCTTTCCATATCTTGGTGTTCTTGCTAATCACATCAATGAAGATAAGCTCATCAATCTTCTCTGGCTCTAATACCATTGTGTGTATTAAGCGACCATCTCTTAGAGCTTGGCTATTATTCTCGTCTCCATACTGCATAAGGTTGTAGTAGGTTCTTGGAGAATCTAATAACTTCTTGAGGTTGGAGGAGCTGAAAGCTACCTTACCCAAATAACCATAGTAGAAGTCATCGTTAATAGCTTGTTCAACAAGCCACCCCTGTAAATGGCTCTCACCATTAAGCATCGTAATCTGTTTCATAGGTGTAATGTATTAATTTATTTTGTAAGTCCCATTCCTAAAAGAAACTTCTGACCCTTCTCTGGGTCTATTCCTTTGATAAGTCTGTAGATAAATGCGGATGCTCTCCTTACAGATTCCTTTTCTGCTTTAGAAGTATCAGTACCCATATTAGCGTACATCTTCGCATCAATATGTAGAAGGGCATCAATCGTCTCCTTGTCGTTCAATGGCTCTTCAAATACTATCTGAGCATCAATAAGGGCTTTTGTGTGTGTCATCATTTTTGTAGGTCTATTTGTCTTTCTATTATTTCTTCGCAATCACATTGCCAATCTTCCGTGCTATACTCTCCGCAGTCTTCACACCATTGTTCTTGCTGCTCTTGGTGCTGTTGTAGTTCGTAGTCAAGATAGTCCATTAGATGCGCTCTATTAGTTCGTAGATGAATAGCCAGAAGACTATACCGATTGAACAAACGATGAACATAGTACCACCATAGAGCAAGTCTTCTTGCCAAGTGAATTTCCTTTTTGTAGACATAATGATGTGTTTTAGTTTATGCTAATGTACACATAATTATTAACAATCTACACAGGTATGATTATTTCTTCAAAGATTATGTCTTGCACATCTTCTATTCTAAGATAGGTGAATACATCTTGCTTACTAAATCTGCCTATCCACTTGTATAAACCTTGTGAGGGTTTTACCCTATTCTTTCTTGTAACATTCTCTGGGGTAAACTTGTCACATAACTCTATAGCCTTTAACCTCAACTTGTCTTTGTCTATTACATAGAACCTATCTGGGAACTGAAACGCTATATACTCTGCTTTAGAATCCTTTGCACACCATCCGTGATAGCCCCACACATTAAGAAACTCTAAAAGAATGAAGCCGTGTTTATGCATTGGCTTAAGACCCTTGACATCTACGAGCTTGTCACCCCAATAAAAGTCTATGTGTTTCTTATCGTCTTTAAGGTCTGACTTTAAAGCTCCTGTTAAAGCCTTAAACAAATCTTCACCATCCTTACCAATAGATATGCAATGCTTTGCTCTATCGTCAGATTGTTGAAGTCCTTTTTTTAAGTATGTGTTTAGGCTATCTGAACTCATTTAGATTTGTTTCTTTTAATAGTTTATCGCCATCGTAAAAGGAGAACTTACCTTGGTGGTAGTCTGTACGGTATCCACCGAAGTTACCATCTATGTCAAATCTATAGTGAGACTTTCCAAACTTGGTAGCTACTCCAGAACCCTCTATGAACTCTTCAACCTCGTGACCCTGTGTATAGAGCCAAGCCATTAAAAGCCTACTTACCTTCGTATTGTCCATACATCTTGTTTAAGTCATCTATGTTACGCTTCCACTCTTTAGGGCTACAGGTACAAGGAATGTAATACTTATGTTGAAACACCCTTGCGTGTATCCTGCTTAACGGCTCGTGAAAGATGGTCTTAATCTCTCTACCATCAAAAGCATTAAAGAATACCTTAAGGGTATTGTACTCATCTTCTACAAGACATAGAGGTTGTGTCTTCTTAGGGAAGAGTTGATTGAGTTTTGCCTTACGAGCATCACAACCACAATCAAGACCTGTGATATCTGCAAAGGTGTCTACTATCTTCTTAATACCTGTTGCCTTTGTGATTTTCTCTATATCGTCACCAAGACCTTTAGATGCGTTCTGCTTCACCGTTGGCGTAGTCTTCGTAGTCTTCGTTGATTTCTTTGCGGACATATTCTTTAGATTTTTTTAATGTGTCAAAAATTGAGTATAGGCTTATGCCTGTTTCTTTTTCTATGTCTCTCATAGACATATCTGTGGTGTGGTACACTTCAAACATTTTCTTATCGTACCAATGTAATCCTTCCATACTTTCCCAAACCTTGTCTATGAGCTTCTCAAAGCCTTGAGCCTCTACCATATCAAAATCCTGTTCAGCTTGGTCAAATTCTATCATATCTCCAGAGTAGACTATAAGGTCTTTCTTCTTCTGGAACTGTCTTACCATATTGCGTAGCGTTACCCATACGAAGAGCTTGTTAGGTTGTCCCTTGTACATTATCCTCTGTGGGTCTTCTACATACTTATTTAGGCGTATGTACATATTTTGTACAATGTCCTCGGCAAAGTCTCCTGCGCCAAAGCTCCGTGCCATCTTGAGCCATTCCTTATGATAATTAGCAAGTAGGTTTAAGACTGTCATTCTGTTTGCCAAGTAATTACTAAAGCAAAAATCCCTAAGCACAACTGTAAAGAGTGGTATTTAGGGTTTTCATAATCGTCATTCATCTCGGAGTTCCAATAGTTGATACCTATTAGAAGCCCTGCAAGGGGTGCAATGTCTATAGCAAAGTTCATAGCATTTCTGTTAATTTATGTACATCTTCAGTTAGTTCTAATAGTTTTACCTCTTGGTCATAGATAACATCTTGTACTTCTTTAACCAATTCCGTAGCACTACACATAGCGGTGTAAACGCTTACGAGGTCAAGGAATACATTTATGTCTGTATCCTTAAACTCTTGGGCTATTTGCATCAACAACTGTGCCTTGTTCTCTATGTATATGATGCTAACGGACTGATTCATAATCTAATATAGGCTTTAGAAAGGTAAATTACTTTGCTTTTGTTCTTTTTTATTAACAAGATTCTCTCCGTGTATCTCAAAGCCTACATTGTTGGGTAGACTTCTAAAGCGTATTGGCTCATCCATACTCGTAGGTCTTCCTCCTGTCTCCACCTCTTTCACCTTCTTAATGTGTATGTGGTTGTACATCCATTCTGTAGGGTGTTGAATGTATCTATGGATGACCATAAAGTCATCAGCCCTATTTACAAACTTACCACCGCCTTCTATATCTGCACTACTTGGTGGTATAGGGTGTCCTGCGTACTCGTGTCCTGCAGGGTGCTTCATCCTTAAAGCCTGTGTTACTGCGTGGGTATTTAACCAGATAGTGACATCTCTCTGCTTTGCCCATTGTCTCATACTACTTGCAGCTTCATAATCATACTCGTGACCGCCAAGAGTAGAGAACATCTCTTTGTCCTTTGACAAACTATTGTAAGGGTCAATTAAGAACCCATCAAATGGGTCTTCTGAATAGATGTCTGTAGCCTCTTCTAACAAGTCCTTATAGGTGTATAGCTTTCTATCGCTATCAATAAGTATAAAGTGTTGTTGTATCCAACTCATAGCAAGTTGCATTTCCATCTCATCCACACTATGTAAAACCTTACCCAAGTAGAACTCAGATAGCTTCTTTATAAGTGAGTGTGGTGTGTTTTCTGAACTAAAGATTAGCCACCGCTTATTATTCTTTAAGCTCTGTAACATCATTAGGTATAAGACTACAGATGTCTTACCAACATTTGCGTGTCCTAATATCACATTGAAGTTTCCAGACTTGAATCTGAAGTGGTCATCTAAGTTCCATTGTCCGAAGGTCTCGCCTTCTTTGACTCTACCCATTCGGATATCGTCCATCTTTGTTTGCAGGTCTGCAAAACTAATTAAGCTCATAGGTATTTTGGTATAAAAAAAAGGGAGGGCTAATGCCCCCCCTAATATAGATTAAAATGGTAGACCATCGTCACCAAGAGGTGGAGCTTGTTGTTGCTCTCTGCCTTGCATATGCGATTGGTGAGATACTTGAGCTTGTGCAGCATCTTTCTGCATAACCCAATCAGCGAACGCTTGAGCGTTTACCATTACTTGTGCAGGTGTACCACCTAACTCTGCTGCTGCTTTTAAAGCGGTCTGACGAATGATTGCCTCATTAGTGGACATAGACCCTCCTGTAGATGCAGGGGTGCTTGTAGGACTTGCAAATTGAGGATTGACTGCCTTGACCGTGTAGTAGGTCTTGCCTTGATACTCACGAGGTATGTACTCATAGGTAGCCTCTTCACCTATTACAAACTTTACACACTCCTCTGTTTTAGAGTTGTACTTTCCGTTGTCTCCGTTTTCAAAGGTGACATAGAACCCATATAGAGTTCCATACTGACTTTCATAAGGCGCACCTGCGCTCTTGATGTTTACGACTTTTGATGTTTTAGTCATCTTGTTTATTTTAGTTAATGGTTCAAAGTTAGTAAAAAATAATTAATCAATCAATTCTCTTAGTTCAATCTTAACTTCACTATAATTCTTTTCAACAGTCTCGTCAAAGACGATACGCAAAGACTTGTAGTATTTAGGGCTATCGTCCAGAATCCATTTGTTAGCAACGAGAGTATCAGCAACAAATTTTGAAACAAGTACATTGTTGTCCACATCAAGACGGCTATTGTACCGAACAGAGATAGACATATGTCTGTAAGTATTGTGGTCATAATGAGCCAACTCCTTTTCAACGATTTTTTTATATTCATCTTTTATCTTTTTTCTAAATGTCCAATGCTTACCTGCGTATAACGCATTAAGACTTATCGTCTTGGGTAAGTGAAGGTCTATGGTTAAGTTCATATTCTAATTCCTTTTGCAAATGGTGTATAGCCTTGCTCAACTCTTGAGCTATAGGATTACCCTCTTTCTTTCCTGCTCGTAACAAGTAGGCTATTGCAACTCCAATGTTGTAGCTATCCTCTTGGAAGTCCATTACTACATCAAAGGCTTCAATGCCCATATACTTCCCTTTATAGTACTTTGGTGTTTTGGGGAGTTTGGTAGTATTTTCCGTTTCTTTGACCAAAGCCTTGTGAGAAGTTCCTGTCATCGTAGAACCCGAAGTGGAGGTAGAAGTGGTCTCGTATTGTAATGTCGTTGATTTCATATTCATCTGGGTATTCAGAGACTTTAACTCTTGGTGGTATTTTCATTAGCCTTAAAAGATTGGAATAATGCGTTAACAGTTTCTTCAGATATTCCCTTCAAGGAATAATCTCTTGATATAAACTTCATAAGAAGTTCGTTCTCTTTAACAAGAGCTTCAACTCTTGCTTCACATAGGTCTAAGTATTGGTCTTTAACTGACATAATAATAAGTTTTGATTTCTGCTAATGTAGAAAAAAAACTAATACCAATACATTTAGACATAAAAAAACCCTTAATAGATATATATATCTTTTAAGAGATTAAGAATAAGACCTTTACAGGTCTATATATATATATAAAGATATTTAATAGGAGACCTACAGGTCTCTATAACTATATATATAAGAGATTATATATAAGAGACTGTAAGTCTCTAACTATTTATATCTATTTATATAGGGCTAAGTTCAAAGAAAAAAAAGAGATAATCAAGTATTGTGAATAAATACTAATTACTTTACATTACCTCTCTTGTCAAGAGTGCGTACCGCAAAGTATCCACCTACTACTGTTATGCTTAACATATTCCATAGGCTTATCCAAGATTCATTAACATCTACCCACCCTAAACCATCAAAGAAGGTCATAAAGACCAGAAAGGTTATTACTACAATCAGAGTTAAAGGTCTAACATTCTTGGAGAGCCAAGAATCAGAAGTCATATCACTATTCCACCTCTTACTTATCTCAGCTTCAATAGAAGCCTTTATAGCGGCTTTCTCCTCTGGGTTGGTAGTGTACCTATCCACAACATCAGAAACGGCTTTAATCGTCTCCTGTGCGCCTTTACCGATTAATTTACTTAGTAGTGGGTTCATAGTTAGCTACCACAGGCTTCACAGTCTGGGTTATCAATGTTACAGATTGGTTGTTCTTTGTTTTCAAGCTCGTCTATAAAGTCTTGAAAGTCGTTATCAAAATCAGTCATCTTTCTTATTCATTAAATACCATCTTTGAATAGTGTAGCCTATTGAGGCTATTAACAAAGTTATCTTCAAGGTAGCTTCAAGAGCTGAGAAAGATATCGCCATTGTAGAGGCGTTTAAGAGTAATAATTTTAGGTCTGTGGCATCCATTATAATCTTCTGTATGTTGTTTTATTATTTGTTTTAACTGCTATCAAGACTTCATTACGGTTGCCTTGTGTCTTGTAGCTGCAATGTACCCAAGAAGGGTTGTTATTATTTCCAAACTCCCAAATGAGTTGGTCAAAGTTTAAATGATTCTTAATGTAGTTGAATAGTTCAGCATTGCTGAATCCCCCAAATACATCTGCATCTAAATCTAAAGCCTCTCCCTTAGAATGTTGTGACCTCTTTGACCCATTTATAGCCTCGTTTAACTCCTCTGACCGATA